ACACTTGTCCCGCAATTGTTGGGCCTGTTGAAAAATCTCTCACTGTTGTCGAGAGCGTAGATACAACGCTCGACCAATTGCGCGAGCAAGTGAGTAGCAGTCCTGAGCGCTTGGGCCAGTTCTTGAAGATGGCAAACGTGTTCAAGAAAGAGCTATGGGATTTCGCCAAAGACAAGGCCAAGGAATTGATGGGCCAAGGCGTTGATGTCGCTGGCTGGAAGATCAGCACAACCAAAGGCAGCGAGTATTTCACTGCTGAGGTCATTGCTGAGGCGGCGGAGACAACGGGCGCGTCAATAAACGATATTATTGGCTTGTTTGGCGGAGAGATAGATGGCAAAACATTCCGTGCATGGGCGGATAAACGTGGGTACGCGCCTTCTGCGTTGGACTCAAAGTTCAAGCAAGGAACAACCCGCATGACCGAAACGAAGATCAAAACCCTCAAATAAATACATGAATAAATACGATAACTCAGAAGGTCGCAGGCTACGCGATGAAGGCGCTGCGAAGGTTTCAGACAATACGTGCAACGAATGGGTCATGGCTTGCGATGGCGTCATCGCATCAATGGCCTCAAACGGTTCCGAATTCACGGCGGAGGATGTCCGTGACTTTTGCGGAGATCCCCCGCATCACCACAACGCTATGGGCGCTCGCTTCCTGACTGCCTGTAAGCATGGCGTCATAGTAAAGGTTGGATATACCAACTCCCGCCGCAAGCGCTCCCATGCGGCCACAATCGCAGTCTACAAAGGCAAGGCCCACGTCTGCCATGTCTAAGAGCAAAGCCCCCGCATTCATGTTCTACCCTGCCGATTGGCTAGGGTCACAAAGGGTCAGCCTTATGACCCTTGAGGAGGAGGGAGCCTATATCAGGCTATTATCGTACTGCTGGCAGCACGGGAGCATCCCTGCCGATCCAGTGAAGCTGGCCCGCTTGATTGGCAAGGGTGCTTCAACCACCCTTGCACAAGAGGTTGCAACCATGTTCCAACCACCCTTGGATTCTGGTTCAGGAACTGGTGGCGTGTTGGTACATGACAAGCTCGATGCCCTCAAGCGGGAGCGCGAGACGTTCTTGGAGAAAAGCCGTCAAGGTGGCCTCGTTTCTGCCGAAATGCGCCGTAAGTCCAAGCAAACGCCAAGCAACGGTCAACCACCCTTGGAACCACCCTTGGCATCTAGGTTGGAACCTAAAGGCAACTCTTCATCTTCATCTACAAGTATAGTAGTAGAGAGAGGGCGCGAGTGGCCTACGCTGGAAGATGTACTGGCTTATGCTGACCGTATTGGCCTAGCCGCTTGGAAGGCCAAGGATTGGTTTGAGGAGCATGAAGGTTCAGGATGGATCGATTGGAACCATCGTCCGATCCAAAAATGGCAATCAGTGCTGAATCGCGTGAAGACAAAATGGGTTGCCGATGGTAGCCCAATGCAGCCAGCATACGGCAAGCAGCAGCCCAAGAAGACCAACGATGGAAAGGACTCCAAATATGATTGGTGAAGAACAACAGCAGACAGAAACCGTAGCCTGCTCTGAGTGCTTCAAGCCCTACGAAGTTCCCGTATTCATGGTAGGAACGCGCAAGATCCGCTTCGACTCAACGTGCGATGAGTGTGCTGACAAGGAGCAGAAAGCATACGAGGAGCAGATGAAACGGGACGAACAGGCTCAGCGCCTCGCTGCATTCGCCAGCCTCTGTCCTCCGCTTTATCAGGATACCGATCCTTCGCGGATCTATACGCCATACGTGCGAGCCGTTGAAGATTGGGAGTTTAATCCAACAGGATTGATCCTTGTTGGGCCTGCTGGAAAAGGGAAGTCCCGCGCTGCTTGGATGCTCATTAAACGATATATTCTTGCAGGCAAGCGCTGCTTTGGCGTGACAGCTACGCAGCTTGCCAAGTTTGCTGCCGATCAATGGCATTCCCGTGTAGAGGATCGCAATAAAGCCGAATATGTGATCCAAGAGTGCAAGTCATGCAGCATCCTGCTGCTCGACGATTTAGGAAAACAGAAGTTCACAGAACGCGCTGAGTTGGAGCTATTCGATATTCTGGAATATAGAACGTCCCACAAAAAGCCAACCATTGCTACGAGCAATTCGGACGGCAAATCATTCAGGCAAATGCTTTCGGAGGATCGTGGAGAGCCGATCCTTCGTCGCCTCCAACAGTTCTCCACAATAATACAATACAAATAATATGAATACATATGATGGAAGTTACTACGGGTTCCCCCTGAAATCACAAGATGACAGCGAGCCAGACTGCAGACGCACGTCATGGTCTGTACAGGTTGATAACAACTGGCATGAGATCGTCTGTTGTTCGCTTGATTGGCGCGAGCGTGATGCGTCAGACGGACTGATCAAGATCCTCGCTGAAAGCAAGCGCCGTACCGAAACGCTCGTAACACAAGCGTTGGTAGAAGCTCAGGAAGTTGCAGGGAATGAGCCAAACAACAACCGCATCCGCATCGTCTGCAGGCTGCTGCAAGATGCCATCAATATGGAAAGGCCCAAACGATGCGTTATTGCAAAATAGGATCTATCCCGATCCACCGTTACATCATCGTGGACAGTGCGTTCACGCATGAGAAGTCTATCGGATGGCAGGAAGCAATGTGGGTAGGCGTCACGTCTATACCGGGTCGCGCTTGGGGCATCAACGTCATCTTCCGTGTAGGCGGCATGATGTACCGAAACATCCCGCCTCACGCGATTTCGTTCAGGCGTGATGGCGCACAGTTCTGGAACATCGATGACTCACAAGCATGGAATTGCTACAGCTATGACTTTGTCATGCTGCAAGATCCTGTGCTCGACGGCATGACGGTGAGCGCCAAAACCAAGTCAGGAATTTATAAGGGCAGTTATTTGTTTAGCACTACCCATATGAATGATGGATGGAGCGACTCTCCTGATCAGGACAAAATATTCATATGGTGCGTTTTGGACAACGGACGCCTGACAATACAGCCCACTAATCGCGTTGTATTTGAAGATTCGTCCTACGTGATTGACACCCAACCAATCCCGAAACTCATCTTGCAGGAGACGATTTATGCTGTGGACGAGCGCCAAAACTAAGGATATGATCGCGCCATGATCCCTGCGTTTACCAAAGTAAACCAGTACGTATTCGATAAGGGTGCGTATTCATGGTCGCTGCCTAGCGGCACAACGTGCCCGGGTGCTGAGAAGTGCCTAGCCATCGCTGACCGCAACACGGGTAAAGTCTGGAATGGCCCGAAGCAGGAATTCCGCTGCTACAGCGCCGTGACTGAACGCTACCCGTCTGTGCGTGAACGCCTCTGGACGAACTTTGAAGCCGTCAAGGGAAAGACACCGCATCAGGTATGTTCTATCCTCACTCGCGCCAAGCCTAAGCGAATGAAACGCTGTCGCGTCCACACTGCGGGAGACTTCTTCTCGCAGACATACTTCGACGGATGGCTGCTCTTCGTCATGGAGAATCCTGACATACACTTTTGGGCATTCACTAAATCATTAACCTTTTGGGTTAATCGTTTAGGCCAGATCCCCAAGAACCTTGTCCTGCAGGCATCCTGTGGCGGCAAGCATGATCACCTGATCACAACCCATAACCTGAAGTATGCAAAGGTAGTGTGGAGTGAAGATACGGCACACAGGCTTGGCCTTGTCATCGATACCGATGACTATTTGGCTGCTTATGGCCGCTCGCCCTTCGCGCTGCTGGAGAACTTCAGCAACAAGAAACCCAAAGTATGAGTCTATACGAGAACATCAATAAGCGAAAGAAAGCTGGTAAATCCCGCTCCAAGTCTAAATCGACAATCGATCCAGAGACGTGGAGCAAAATGAAAAACAAACGTGGTGGATTCGCCGTCAAAAAGATGGTGTATGCGCCCAAAAAAGGAGAATAAATGCCCAAGCAACCGAAACCTAGCAAACTCATCTTCATGGTGAAGACTGCGAAACGCAGGACGAAACCTGAAGAATTCAAAGGTGAACTCAAGATGGAACACGAACAGTGCCATGCTTGGTACAAGTACATCGAAAGCGAAATGGCAAAGATCGCATCGCTGCTGAACACGCACGATTGGCCCCCGGGTCACGTCTTCCGCACATCAACAACCCACGTTCCGAAACCCGATGCCGTTGCAGAACCTGTCGCGGCACAAGACAGCAATCAGATTGAAGAATAACAAACGATATGAACGACAATAAATACATCGATCAAGTAGGCAGCTTCCTCTGCACCGTCAAACGTCCTCCCAATGGATGGCTGGACGAAACGCAGGGCGGCACACCATTCATCCGCATCCCGTGCATCGTCACGGAAGCAGGCGAGCAACAGCATAAGGAAATCGTCTGGCGCGGTTACCTCAGCGAGAAGGCCAAGCCCCGCACCGTCGAAACGCTCATCAGGGCATTCGATTGGGACGGTGATTGGGATCAACTCGACACGTTCTCAGGCATTGAAGTCATCATCGTGACTGAGGAAGAGGAGTACAACGGCAAGACGATGATCAGGGCCAAGTGGCTCAACAGCCTGACCAACAAGGCTAAGGCTGAAGTCGCTGACCGTCTGCTCGCTCGCATGAAGGCTGAGGATAAGGGAGAGAGCACTTCCATCGCTCCACCTGTCAGCAAGCAAGCAGACGCGAAAGCCAAAGCCATGTCCTCCAAGCCTACGCAAGAAGAGGAACTAGCTGACGATGACATTCCGTTCTAGAAGCTAATTTGGTATGTATGGAGCAGCAGCGCTGAAACAGCAAGTGACTGCGTAGGCGCTGCTGCTTATACCAACCGAATCGAACTATAATGAGTGATAAAGAACCAATCCCAACGTCAGAGTACTGCATTCACGGCAAGCTCTACGGCAATTGCAATCCCTGTGACCTCGCTGCCGAACTTGCCTATGACGAATTCTGCAAGGAATCAACCCCCCTCATCATCGATGAAAAAGCTCAGCCCAAAGCAAAACCCCACACTCCTTGATGTCCCGTCTCTATGGCAGGAAGAATGGCAGGATATGCCTGAATTCGTCATGGAGGATCTCCGCCCCTATCGCGTGATCAACGTGCGCTTCCGCAATGAGGAAGACGTTAAGGAATTCTCGCGCCGTATGGGCCAGCCCATCACCCCCAAGCAACGCGCACTGTGGTTTCCTGCAATGGAGCACCGCCGTGCATCACATCTCAGATACACAAACTCAAAAGAATAAATATATGCGCCAACACATACATCAATTAATCAAACAAATCCTGTGCTATAACAAGTTCACTTGCCCCAAATGCAAAACCGTCGAGTCAAACAAGTTTGGATATGAAGTAGGATACTACATCAGGAAACAAAGGCTCTGCAGGAATTGTTTCACGCTGCAAATGCTCAACGAAACAGACCAGTGAAGCATGAACCCGCGCTATCCTATCTATATAGTATCAAAAGGACGCGCTGACTCTCGCCTGACGAGCAAGGCGCTGGAGTCGATCAGCGTCCCTTACCACATCATAGTGGAGCCTGATGAGTACGATTTGTACGCGAAGGTTATACACCCTGATAAGATCCTGACGCTGCCGCCGCAGTACCATGAACGGTATGAGCCGTGCGATGAGCATGGACGCGCCAAACCGCTTGGCCCCGGCCCTGCACGGAATTTCGCTTGGGACATCTCCTGTCTCTATGGCTATCAACGCCATTGGGTAATGGACGATAACATCGCCTCCTTCAATCGCCTCAACCGCAACCTCATGGTCAAGGTAACCAATGGAGCCATCTTCGCTGCCGCTGAGGACTTCACAGACCGCTACACCAACCTCGCCATCGCTGGCTTCAACTACGATTTCTTCGCCAAGGCTAAGGAACCCCTCCCCGCATTCGTCCTAAATACACGCATATACTCCTGCCTGCTCATAGACAACGCACTGCCGTACCGCTGGCGAGGACGTTATAACGAGGACACTGACCTCTCCCTTCGCGCACTCAAAGACGGTTACGTGACTTGTCAGTTCAATGCCTTCCTCCAAGAGAAAGCCACAACCCAAACCCTCAAGGGCGGCAACACGGACGCTTTCTACGCGCATGAAGGCACAGGCCCGAAGTCCGAAATGCTCAAAGCCCTGCACCCTGATGTCTCCGAAATTACTTGGCGCTTCAATCGCCTGCATCACCATGTCGATTACAAAAGATTCAAACGAAACAAACTCAATCGCGTACCCCACTACTCACAATATGTTCGCTCTGGCGCTGTGAACGATTATGGTATGCGCCTGACAAAACAAAAGTAGCATGGCTTGTACGTACAACATCCGCATGGAAAAGGCTCCCATAGCCGTCCTGCCGCTAGACGAAATCTGCTTTCCAACAGATCATCGCATCGATCTGGCAGACTCCATCTGGTGGATCGTATGGCGAGGCAAACAAGCAGTAGCCTACGCAGGATTGCGCCCATGCCAGAACGCCTGCAACACTGGCCTTGGCTTCCTATGTCGCGTTGGCGTAATTCCACAACATCGCGGCAAAGGATTACAAAAGCGCCTGATCTCCGTGCGTGAACGCCAAGCAAGACGCATGGGCCTAACCCAACTAGTGACCTACTGCGTCCCGTGGAATCCTCCCTCCATCAACTCTCTCATCTCCTGCGGCTACAAAACGTATCGCCCCGAAACCCCGTGGGGCGGTGGTGGATCTATATATTTCAGAAAGACACTCTAACTCACATACATGACATTCGATGACCTCCGCAAACTCGGCTACTCCGAACTCCCTGATGGATCGTATTCCCGTCCGACTACCGCCGCACATCCGCATAATTCTGCCCCACTACCTAACTCCATCTCTCAACCAACTCCTAGGGAAACACTGGAGCCACCTCCTCAAAGAAAAGAAAAAGGCCGCACTCGCGCTATCGTGTGCATTACGAGGAAATCGTGCCATGTCCTCGACTTGGACAATTTTGCAGGAGGCTGCAAACCTCTCATCGATCAACTCAGGTATGCCAAACTCATCGCGAATGATGATCCAGAAAGCATCGAACTCCAATTCGTACAAGAAAAAGTCAAAACGCGCTTGGAAGAAGAAACCATCATCGACATCCGCTCGTAAAAAATCATCGCCTCCCACTCACACATCTGCTTGATTATACCATCGTCGCATAACCTGTCAATATTGTAGTCACAACCCCATGAGTAAGAAACAATTGGCAAAGCCTATCGGAAGACCCTCTACGTACTCCGAATACATCGCCAACGTCATTTGTGAGCGCATCTCCCTCGGTGAATCACTACGCGCCATCTGCCGTGACGATGACTTCCCTGACAAGGTAACTGTCCTCCGTTGGCTTAAAAAGTACCCTGAGTTTCGCACCCAATACACGCAGGCGCGGGACGAGCAGGCAGACACGTACTTCGACATGATCATCGATGAGGCATTCAACTCGCATGACGCACAGATCGGACGGCTTCGCGTAGACGCTCTAAAATGGGTATCCAGCAAGCTGGCCCCGAAGCGCTACGGTGATCGCATTGAGCATGAGCACACAGGCGAGCAGAAATTGACGCTGACGTTCAACACGCCTAGCCGCAACGAGCACCCTGAGCTAGTCGAGGCGGAAGTCATCGATGGCGACTTTGTACAGCTAGAGGACAGAGAACATGAGTAGCCCTGAGTTAACCATCCGCCTGACGATATGCACCCCATATGGCCCCGTGGGGGCTAGGCTATCTAGGGGGCTACCCATGCCTCGCTTTGAGAGCACCTACCCCGATACCCCTGAGGGCAGGGAGCAGGCTGAGCGCGATTTGATAAACTTGAGAACGTACATGGAGGCTTGCAACAAGCACAAAACCAAGGGCTTACGGAGATAGGCTCGCTATAACACAATACAAGATCAGTCATGTATAGGCAAATATAATCACTTATCGATTAATACCCCATATGGATAAATCCATGAATATCAAGCACAAACGAGCCAGCACTGGTAATAAACAAAACGCTGAGGTTGGGGGACTGAGGCGTTCGCCAACCAGTGCTGGCTCACCTCTTTCCAAGCTGCAGGACGCCTTAGAGCGATCCGCCGACAGAGAACTAGCCCTGACGCTGGAGATCTACGATCTGAAGCTCAGGCTCAAGGACGCGATGGCCTGCTGCCATACGTTCTTCCATGTCGCTGGCAAACGCGCCGAAGAAAGCTGGACGCAGTTTGAGAAGGCTGCAGATATGTACCAGAGGCTTCTTGAGAAGGAGGAGCGCCTGTGAGCGATACACCTGAAACAGATGCGTTTATAAAGGGTCTTAACGATGAGTGGGACGTTGAGTTCGCTGCATTGACTACTCATGCAAAGCGCATGGAAGCTCAGCGCAATGACGTGTTCCGAGAACTGAACGAAGCCAAGCGGATGCTGGAATGGCACAAGCGCAAGACGCAGAGCGCTATGGACGCCATGACGGAAGCGATCAGGGAGCGCAAGGAGACTGAAGCTAGGCTCAACTCAAAGGATCTGCTGGTCAAGGAGACTGTCAAATGAAACCCATACTGCTGCTTATGTTGCTGCTCACGTCATGCGTCAGCACACCGAAAAACCCTGAGGCTTGGATGGAGAAAGAGATCAACGCTTGCCTGCCAACGGCTATCGCCTTCCGAGAAGGGCTGAGGAAGCACAACGTCTGGAGCGAGGTGCTGGTCACAACGTGGAATGATCCGAAGCCTCAAGGCCATGCATTCTGCGTCTATCTCTACCCGTCAGGGAAAAACCAGCTTTGGAGCTACGATAATTGGGGCAGCTACAGGACGCGAGCGTTCACAAACAATCCGACACAGGTTGCTGAGCAAGCTCTACGATCAAGGTCGATCTATCATCCGCCAACGTCAGCCTATTACGTCAAATGAGCGTATTGGACACAGATGGCACTTGCCTGAGGATAAAGGGACAATGAGCACACCAAGCATAGCACAGATGGCGAAGAACTTCTTCAGGTCTGCCGCTGTGTTCGTCGCTGCAGGGATGCCTCGCGCCTCAGTCGAAGACATAGAGAAGCGCTTGGACTTCTGCCGAGGCTGCAAGGACTTTGACCAGACAGGTTACAGAGGCATGGGCAAGTGCAACGTCTGCGGCTGCAACATGGAGATCAAAGCAGCGATGGCAACAGAGTATTGTCCCGCAGGCAAATGGTGGAAGGTCAGTGCAAACAAGGAGGACGGCAATGAAAAGCAAGTTAATTAACATGAGAGGGCCGACAATAACGCCTATTATGTTTCTGATTGGCATGGTTGCCTGCTGTGCGCTTTTGGCAATTGCAGCCAGAACGGTTGATGGTTATCGCGCCAAGAAGCCAGAGCCGAACCTTTCGCTTTGTCCGCTGTGCGATCAAGCTGTGCCATCATCGCGCTGATTGATCAGGTACTAGCGTTGTATAAACAGAATGACGCTTTAGTATACACAACGAAACTTGTATTAAACGCAGTATGAATTGCAGGACAAAGAAGCAGCTTCTGAAGAAGCTCAAGGAACTGATGGACGTGGACGAGCCGATCATGTTGGCTGACGGGTTTGAAGAGGCTTTCGTTGGGATAGCAAGGCAGTGCGGAAATCCCGTTGCGATTTACCATCGCGAGAAGTGTATAAAGATACTTATGAAGCGGGGCATGAGCGAAGATGAGGCCGAAGAGTTCTTTGAGTTTAACATTGAAGGATGTTATTCAGGGGAACAAACGCCTGCTTATTTAGATTGGATACTTGAGCCAGTGTTGCTCAACGGGAAAAATTAAAGCTGATAAGTCTTGCGCTAAGCGAATCGGTTGATAGGTTTTTCGATTATGTCAACCATCGATATTCAGAGTAATCTTTCTACAGCAAAATTCAGGCAGTCTGTTTTGGAATGTCTTGTTGATGGCTTTCCAGTTACGTTGCAGGCATCTGATGCCAGTGGATATGGGCTATTTCATCACGCGCTGTCTGCGGCATCTACAAATGCCACAGTCTTGAAGTCAGCGCCTGCTTCAATTGGGTTGATCACGGTTTTCCATATCTTTGGCGGTGGCGTCGACAATAAGTTTGTAAAAATCTACAACAAGGCAACAACTCCGACAGCTTCAGACACTCCTATTCTGACGTTGGTTGTTCATAATAACCAAACCACTGCTATCGTTCCTTCCATTCCTTTATTTTTGAGCGAAGGGTTATCTTATCGCATGACGGCGAACTATGCAGACTCAGACAATACGGCTGTAGCTGCAGGAGAACTTGCGATTAATCTGGCTTATGCTTGATGCAAAGAACTAAGATCAGGAAGAGCCTCAACATGGCTCTGAAGTTGGCGAAGGAGATTCGTGCAGAAGCGGAGCGCGATGAATTAAAAGGCGTATTATATGCAGCAGCGCATATCCTGAAGAATGCAACGGTTGGCTACAATATGCCGAAGTCGATTGATGAAGCGATGGCGAAGTCGATAGTGCTGCAGTTTGTTCAGGACTTGTTGGATAAGGATCAGTTTGAAGCAGCGGCAACGATCTTGTGGGGCAGCGTGGTTTACGATTGGCGTCCGCAATCAGCGAAGGATACTTGGCGCTGCTTGTTTGAGCATGACAAGCTGTTGATTCAGGGAGCAGGCGCGATGGGCAAGACATTCAATGCGGCGGCATGGTTCCTATTGGATTGGATGCGCGATCCTTATTACACCTGTATTAAAGTGGTTTCGCTGACTGAGGCTCACGCACAGCGGAACGTATTTGCAGCGATTAAGACGTTTTATAGAACGGCGCTAGTGAAGCCAGAGTATGAGGGCGGCGAAGAACTGGTTAAGTCGATTCAGGCGAATGACGATGACAAGAACGGGATTCATCTGGTGGCAGTGCCGAGAGGTGATAGCGGGACGGGAACGCTGAGGGGATTCCATCCAGCGCCGAGAGCAGGGAAACCGCATCCGAAATGGGGGCTTATGAGCCGAACCCATGTTGTGCTGGACGAAGCTGAGGAAGTTCCTGCAGGCGTATGGGAAGGCTTGCAGAACATTCTGTCAGCGGCTGACACGGAGGGCGCAAAAGGACGCATTAAGATTTTCGGAGCGTCGAACCCGAAGGATCGGATGAGCGAGTTTGGCAAGCGATGCGAGCCAGCAGGAGGATGGCTTACTGCGGACTGTGAGGAGGACTTTGAGTGGGAGAGCAGGGATGGGTGGCACATCTTGCGATTGGATGCGGCTAGGTGTGAGAACGTGATAGAGAAGCGGGTAGTGTTCCCCGGGTTCCAGACCTACGAGGGCTACATGGCCTACGAGGCGAGGGGCAAGACGGCGGAGTACTACACGATGGCTCGCGGCTTCTTCCCGCAGGACGGCATAGCGATGGCGATCATAACGCCTGCCATGATGGACAATGCCATTGGAAACGTGCGATTCATTGGGCCAGTAGTGCCATTGGCGGCATTTGACTTGGCCTTGGAGGGGAACGATCAGGTGCTGTGTTCGCATGGGCGCTTTGGGCTTTGCGCT